CCCACGATTGGTATAAAATCAGAGGTTTTGACTGGGGATATTCCGCCCCTTTTGGTGTGTTATGGGGTGCTATAAGTGACGGAAGTCTTATAAATATAGGTGGTAAACATATATCTTTCCCTAGAGACTCATTAATAATTTATAGAGAATATTACGGATGGACAGGGAAGCCTAACAAAGGCTTGAAAATGGAATTGCCAGAAATAGCAAAAAACACGATGCAAATGCAAGATAACGAAGTAATGAATAAACAAGTTGCTGATCCTGCAATATTTGATGAGAGTAAAAAGAACATGGGAATGACTCAAGCCGAAGAATTGGCAAAATATGGTTGTATTTATGAAAGAGCAGATAATAAAAGGGTTGCAGGCTGGCAACAGATAAGAAGCAGGCTGACAGGTAGAGATGGTAAACCTCTAATCTACATAACAGAGGGTTGCAAGAGTCTAATTAGAACTTTACCGATAATGCAGTATGATAAAACGAAGCCAGAAGATTTAGACACAAGCTTGGAGGATCATTTATTGGATGTTTTAAGATATATTTGTATGGCAAGACCAATAACGATAGATATTAAAGAAGCTGTACCAGACCCAGGAAAGGATTTTTGGGACAACTTTAATCCTCATCAGATAAGAAAAAACAAAAAAGTTATTAATTATGAATAACTTGACTTTTAAACTAATTTTACATAACCTTGTTTATTATTATATAATAAAAAGTTATGTCTAACGAAGATCAAAAGAAATCAAAGCAAAAAGCAGACCTCCACGAGGTATGGAAAAAAGAATTAGATTCTTGTTTAAGATATCATGAAAAATATTTTGCAGAAGCTAGAAAATATGAGGATATTTATAAAGACCAGCATAATTTAGATGGTTTGAATAGATATAATATATTTTTTGCTAATACTGAAACATTGGCACCACTGGTCTATTCTAAATTACCATCTCCTAACATTACTAGAAGATATAAAGATGATGACGAAGCATCAAAGATTGCATCAGAAATATTAGAAAGAACAATCTCTTATTTTTTAGAAATAACAAAAGCAGACACTACATTCAGCAAAGCAAGAAAAGACTTTTTAATTAATGGTCGTGGATTGGTTCGTGTTTATATGGAAGATGGCGAGATAATAGAAACAGAAGAAGGCGAAGAAGTACTTGATAATACTAATAAAAAAGTTTATCCAAAAAGAATTGAATACAAAGACTTCTTAACAGATCACACAGCTAAAAACTGGGATGATCTTAAATGGGTTGCTTTTAGATGTTATAAAACAAAAGATGAGTTATTTGATCTATTTGGCAATGCGGCTAAAGATATTGAAATGGATTCTTCTGACGAGTTAAGCAATAACCCAGAAAGCTTAGAGTTGTGGGAGATTTGGGATAAAGTAAATAAACAGGTAATTTGGTTTTCACAAGAAAAAGTTATTCAAGTTGATAAAGACCCCTATAACTTAACTAGTTTTTTCCCTATCGCTCGTCCTACTGGTACTGATAGCGACCCATCATCATTATTACCAATTCCTCTTTACAGAATGTATAAATCACAAGCGGAGGAATTAAATATTATTGATAATAGGATTAGATCACTAACAGAGCAGATTAAATATACAGGTGTTTATAATACAGTTAGCGAGGCAAAAGATATAGAAAACTTGCTAAATGGAGAAGATGGAGAATTTGCACCATTATCGGGAGTTAGCACCTCTAACATTAAAGATCAAATATTTGTAAAAGATATAGTACCTATCGCAAATACGATTACATTACTTAATAATCAAAAAGCTCAAATTATTAACAATATAAGAGAAATCACAGGTTTATCTGATATTGTAAGAGGTGTAAGCATAGCATCAGAAACAGCGACAGCTCAAAGGTTGAAAGGTGATTTTGCTATTAGTAGAATACAACCATTGCAAAGAGCAAATGAAATCGCAATTCGTGATACTATTGAGATTATGGCAGAATTAATCGTTGAAAACTACACAATAGAAGAGTTAGTTAAAATTAGTAATTGTCAGATAGTAGATTTAGAGTCAATAGCACAAACTGCACAAGATAACCAAAATATGTTATTACAAGAGGCTATTAATAATTTACCTCAAAATATAACAGGCGAGCAAAAAGTACAACAGATAGAAGCTTTAAAACAACAAGCAGAAATCGGCTTTAATAAAACTATAGATATTGCTCAAAATGAGTTAAAAGGCTTTGCAATGAGTCTTGACCAAGTTAAAGAGGTTGATAAAGTTTTAAAAGATGATGCACTAAGATCATTCTCTATTGATATTGAGACCGACTCTACTATATCAGTTGACCAGCAACAAGATAAAAATGATAGAATAGAATTTATAGCAACATTAACTAATTTCGCTGGACAATTCACACCTTTATTGCAAGCTGGAATGATACAGCCAGAAGCTTTCAATGAGTTTTTAGGCTTTATATCTAGACCTTTTAAGGTGGGTAGGAATTTGGAGGAATTTTTACTAGCAAAACCAGATGAAGAAGAGGAGCAACAACCGTCACAAGAGGAATTATTAGCACAAGCTCAAAATGAAAGACAAGAAAGAGAATTTCAATTTAAGGTAGAGAGTGAGAAAGCTAAAATTAACCTAGAGCAACAAAAGATTGATATTGAAAAGGCTAGAGTCTTGCAAAACCAAAGACAATTTGAAGATAAGATTGATTTTGAAGATGCAAACAAGGCGGCAGATCGCCAAGCAAAAGTTTTAGAAAAAGTAGCACCATCTCCAGAAGAGATAATCGAATCAAGAACACAACGACTTAATGAACAAATAAGAAATGACTAAAATTCTAGGAATAAGTGAGGACGGCGAATTATTTGAGGGTTATGACTCACCATTAGAGGATAACATGAATATATTGCCTAAAATTGATAAGATAGAAATTTTAAATACCTTGATTAAAAGGTGTGAAAAAGAAAAGTTGAAATTGTTAAAAAATGACTAGAAAGGTTTTAAAAATCATAGACGGAAAAAAAGAGTGGGTTTTTGATGGTTATGGAAGAAGTGGAGCATCAAAACAAAGAAAAATGCCTGCTTGTGGAGAAGATTTGACCATTGATGGCTATATTTCTAAGTATGGAGGAATTGAAAGTCAGGTTGATGGAAGAGTCTACACAACAAAAGGCGGTTATTTAGATCATTTAAAAGCTAACAACTGCCATATAAAAGATTACTAATTTTACATAACCTTGACAATTAATTTTACATAACCTATAATACAGAAAGATTTTATCTAAATATATTTTTATGACAGATACAATAGAGAAAAACAGCCAATCAATAGCTGAAATTCTAGGAGAGCAAGAAGAGAATCAAGAAATTGAGAATCAAGAGCCTGTCCAGGAAGATAATATTGATGAAAATGAGGAAGCAAGTGGTGCAGAAAATGCACCAGTTGAAGAATTAAATGACGATCCAGAAGAGGAGTTAAAATTTCTTAAGCTGACTAGCGGTTGGACAAAAGAAGAAAAAGAACTTGTCAAAAAGATCAAAGACCCAGAATTAAGACAAGAAGCAATAGAAGCTACAAAAAAAAGAAGAGTAGATTTTGATCGTAGAAGTCTTGAACTGGGGAATACTAGGAAAGAGTTGGCAGAAATGCGAGCTAAAGTGGAAGAATTAACTTCCTTGCAGAATAAACCTGTTGCAAATAATGAAGATGAATATCTTACAGAGCAAGAGCTTGAGCAAAAGAAAAAACTTGAAGATGTTGAAAAACAACTAAAAGAGTTAAGAGATAGAGAAGCTAATAATCAGGCTCGGACTGTTCAGCAAGAATTAACAGCTTTTGCACAATCTGAAAATGAAGATGGCTCTTTAAAATATCCTTACTTTGAAAGAGTTAGACAGAATATGGCTCTATTGTTTCAAGCAGATCAAAATGGCACACTTACCTTAGAAAAGGCATATCATAAAGCAGTGTTACTTGATGATGAATTGGCAGCAGAGCAACAACAAGAATTACTTTTAAGGGAGAAGCTTAAACAACAAGAGGCTCTTGCTAAGGTAAAGAATAATAAAAAATATTCTCCTAATTCAACCAATAGTAAAAGGAATTTATCTGCTAAAGAAAAAAATGCTGAGGCGATTGCTAAACTCTTTGAATAGTTTTAAACATCTATTTTAATAATAATTTTAATAGATTTAAACAATGGCAAATCCTAATATTTCGCAGTTATTGACAACAACACTCAATAACTACAAAAAAGATGTTACTGATAACATCTTAAACTTTCACCCTTTACTAATTAAATTAAACGATGCAGGAAATGTAGTTCGTGAGTCTGGTGGTGTAAACTTCAGAGAAAATTTAACTTATGCTTCTAATGGCACGGTTCAATTCCAAGGTGAATATGACACTTTTGACACTACCCCACAAGATGTAATTACTGCTGCTGATTTTGAGCAAAAAATTATTTCTGGTACAATTAGCATTTCTGGTAAACGAATGAAGCAAAACGCAGGAAAAGAGCAAATCGTAAATTTAATGGACGAACAAATTAAAAACTTAAAAAGTTCATTAAAAAACACTATTGGTACTGCAATTTATTCTGATGGTACTGGTTCAGGTGGTCAAGAAATCGGCGGTTTACAATTATTAGTTGCTGACGATCCAACAACTGGTACAGTAGGTGGAATTGACAGATCAACTACTGATGGTGCTTTCTTTAGAAACAAACTTTATGATTTTTCTGTTGAGTCTGTAACTAAATCAGCTACAACTATTCAGTCTGCTATGAACTCTTTATATAGAAGATGTCAAGCACAAGCTGGTGAGCAACCTGATTTAATTACTGCTGATGATGTGAATTTTGGCTTCTTTGAAGATTCTTTACAAACTATCCAAAGAATTTCTGACAGTAGATTAGGTAAATTAGGTTTCGATGTATTAAAGTACAAAGGAGCAGAGGTTTATTATGATCCAGAATGCCCAGCTAATCATATGTATTTCTTAAATACTAACCATGTTAAATTAAAGCATTTAGGCGACTTCTTAGAAGAAGGTGAGGTAACTAGACCAGTAAACCAGGATGTCTATGTATTACCAGTTACAGGTTTAATGAACCTTACTATTGATAATGCAAGAGTTCACGGTGTAATGATCGACTAATTAACAGGGAGGGTAAAACCTCCCACAATTTATTATAAATATGTCAAATTTTAAAAGTACAGAAATCACAATCTACAATCAAAAGATTGATGAAAATTCTTCAACTAAAAATGTGCCTTTAGGTACTATTATTAAAGCAATAGATAAAGATACTACTGATTATGGTGTTGGTGAGTTTATTTATCTAAAAGGCGTTGCTTCAACTGCTGTCGGTTCGGCTGTTATTTATAATGCTGATGACTTCTCAACAACTTTAGCACTTCCTAATGCTGTTGGCCCAGTAGCTTTTGCAATGGCTGCAACTGTTGCTAATGAATATGGTTGGTACCAAATCGGCGGTAAAGCTGTTGGCAAGGTTGGTGCATCTTTTGCTGATAATGCCGACTGTTACTTAACATCAACAGCAGGTACTATTGATGATGCTGATGTTGCTGGTGACTATATTAGAAGATGTAAAGGTGCATCTGCTATTGATACCCCTTCAACTGGTTTAGCTGAATTAGAAATTGCTAGACCTGAAGTTGCTGACGGTAAAGATAACTAATTTTAACTGCTAGGGGGTAACTCCCCCTAGTGCAATTATATATAATATGACTAAACAAAATTTTAAGAAAGGCGAAATTGTAACTTTAGATAGAGCAAGACATATCAAAGAGAATGGTTTTAATGTAGCGTTTTTTGAAAAAGAAATAGAGACTAAAAACAATGGCACAATAGTAAAAGAATATATTTCTATTTACGGGTCTAACGATAAATATACTAAATTAATCAGACCATCTGGCGAGCAAAAATTCGTCAAAAAGACAGGAGATAGTTTTTATATGCATGATAACGAAAGATTCTCAAATGCTTATGAAGTTTTTAAAAATCTAAAACAGTCTTTAAATAAAAAATAATGACACTATTAAGCATCGCCCAAGAGATATTGCAACAAACAAAATCTGCAACAATACCAAGTACGATTATTGGTAACAATCAACCTGTTGCTATTCAAATTTTGGAGGTGCTTAAAAGATCAATCGTAAATCTTTCAAGATCTTACGATTGGCAAGAACTAACAAAAGAATATAGTTTTAATGCAGTTGCATCTCAGAATAATTATTCATTGCCTACCGATTTTGACAGGATAATTAATAATTCTTTCTGGAATACAACCGACAAAGAAGAAATGATTGGTTCTATATCTCCAGAAGATTGGAGGGAGCTTGTCAATAGTACTGTTGGCTCTGGTGCGGTCAATGAGTATTACAGGTTTAGAGGTGATGAAATATTAATATTTCCTACCCCAACCAGTACAGATGGTTATGTATTTGAGTATATAAGCAAAAATATTGTTAAAAGCAGTGGTGGAACTGGTCAAACTGGCTGGCTTGCTGATACCGATGTCCCTGTAATAGATGAATTTATATTAAAATTAGATGCAACCTGGAATCTTCTTAAGGTACAAGGTAGACCTTATGCAGAAGATCAAAGACAAGCAAATTTAGCTTTAGCTGAAAGGGTGGGAATAAATGCTGGTAGGCATACCATAAGACATTCAGTTACAAGGCTTAGAAATGGTAAAATTGGTTATCCTGAAATTATAAATCAATCATAATGGTATTAGAGTTATTAAGACAATATCCAGGACTACAACAAGAAAGAGTAGGGCAAGCATTAAGAACTAATGTCGCTGCTCCAACTGGCGGTCTTAATACTCGTGACTCATTATCTCAAATGGAAGCAACTGATGCTCCAGAAATGAAAAACTGGTTTCCATCTCAAGGCAAAGTAGTAACAAGAAAAGGTTATTCAGTATATGCAACAGGATTAAATGGTAATATCGAGACTTTAGCAGAATTAAGAGATGGCACAACTAAAAAATTTATTTGTGCAAATTCAGATGAGATAAACGATGTTACAAATCCTGCCTCAATATCTAATTTAGGATCAGGTTTTACAAATGCTAGATGGCAGACTGTTAATATGAATGGTAATCTATTATTATTTAATGGAGCAGACACACCACAAGTTTATGACGGATCAACATTAAGCAATTCAACCATACACAGTTCAGGATTAACACCGTCAGAATTAGATGGTTGCAATGTACATAAAAATAGACTCTATGTTTGGTCAACTGATGACTCTTGTTTTTATTACGGATCTACAAATGCCATCCAAGGTTCATTTCATAAGTTTGATCTTGCTGGCATAGCTCCTTATGGAGGTAATTTAATTGCAATGGCGACTTGGAATCACGATGGCGGTGATGGAGTAGATGATTATGCCCTTTTCATAATGTCTAGTGGCACTGCATTATTATATGATGGTTCTAATCCTTCAAGTGCCAATGATTGGAATTTAATTGGTATATATAAAATAGGTGAGCCATTAAGTGTAAGATCGGTTGTAAAAGTGGGTGGGGATGTTGCGATAATGACAAGACCTGATTTTGTTTTCTTTTCAGAAGTATTTAAGAATGGTGGTGCAGTAACTTCTCAAACTAAATTGTCTGGTGCCGCCTTAGACTCTGCCAATGCTTATTCTTCAAATTATGGTTGGGAGGTTGTTTTATATCCAAAAGCTTCTATTGGTGGTTGGTTGTTTTTTAATGTGCCAGTAGCAACTAATACAACTTATATCCAATATGGACTAAATACAATTACAGGAGCAGGATTTGAGTTTTCAAATATGAATGCTAGGACTTGGGGATTATATGATAATAACTTGTATTTTGGGGAAAATGGGTCTATAATGAAAGCGGATGATGGCTTAAATGACAATGGGAGCAATATCCCTTGCACAGTACAGGCTGCTTATTCTGATTTAGGCTCTCCACAAGAAAAAGTGGTAAATGAGTTTAGAAATGTAATCAATGTTGATGGTAATGTTGTTTTAAATACTATAATTAGTTTTGATTATGGCTCTAGGGCAGTTAGTCAAGATGTTAGTAGTGTTTCATCTGGCACTCCTTGGGGATCTCCTTGGGGTTCGCCTTGGTCTCCTGTAAGTGCAATTAGAAATGAACTAGTTGTAACTTCTGGAGAGGGTGTAGCTTTAGGAATGAAAATATTTGTTGCCTTAAATGGTCAACAGCTTAGTTGGTACAGAACCGACTATAGTGTAACAGTTAATAATATTTTATAATGGGGATTGGTAAAAGTTTTAAAAAAGCAGTAGGGAAAGGAGTTAGGAGTGTATCAAAAGCAACAGGTTTAAACCCTACTATGTCAGGTGCTTTAATAGGTGGGGTATTAACTCCATTAACTGGTGGAGCATCTTTAGCTGCAGGGACTGCACTTGGGGCAGGATTAGGAGCTGCAGCAGGAAGATTTGGTAAAGTAGGGGTAAAGCTGGCACAGGCAGGAGCAACTCCTGAACAAATAACAACAGCAAATTTATTTTCTAAACTATCACCAGAACAACAAAAAGACTTACTATTAAATAATCCTAATATCGTTGGTCCAGGAGGAATGCAAATATATGACCCCCTAACCAATACAGTAAGAATCGAGGAATCACCTTTCCAGCAAGAGCAAAGAGGGAGGCAGGAGGCATTGGCAAAAAGTCTTTCATCTCAATTACAGGGAATAGAACTTCCAGGCACAGACCCATCAGCAAGATTTGAACAAGGCAGACAATTACTAGAGCCAGCTTTTACAGAACAAAGAGAGCAATTAGAACAATCTTTAGCAGATCGAGGCATTCCAGCAGGGAGTGAGGCTTATGCAAGAGAATTAGACAGGTTGCAACAATCACAAGGTAGGCAATTACAACAATTATCTTTTGAATCAGTGCAAACAGCAGAAGCCCAAAGATCGGCAAGATTTAATGAATTAGCATCTTTACTTGGTCAAGCTCAAGTAGGTGGAGTAGGTTTTGGACAATTCCAACCTCAATTTAGTGGTTTAGATTTATTCGGTGCAGAACAAGCTGGCTTAAATAGAGCTTTTCAAGCAGAGCAAGCTAGAAAAGACAGAAGTGCAACACAAAGAGCTGCTTTAATTGGGGGTTTAGGAAAGATTGGTAGTGCTTTAATAGGAAGTGGTTTGTTTTAAATTGTATAGGAACTTTATAAATAATTATGGCGATAAATAGAGAATTACTACAAAGAGAATTAAAAAGAGCAGGACAAATAAGACAGGCTGCTGCAAGTGGAGAAGGTTTTGACCCTAGAGGCGGTTATGGAGTATTAGCTGCACAATTAGGAACTGCTGCAATAGGTGCTTATGCTGAAAAAAAAGCAAGGGATAAATTAATGGCAGAAAATGAAAGAAGAAAGCAAAAAATGGGCTTGTTATTAGAGCAAAAAGGTATTTCATCTGAATTTGCTGATTTATTATCGCCAACAAGTCAAGATGCTTTAGTGCAACAAATTATTAAATCTGAATTAACTCCACCTACTGCACCAAAATATGATATAAGAGAAAGTGAAGGGGGTTTTGTAAGGATTGACCCACAAACTGGAACAGCAGAACCAATAAAAACTACACAAGGCGAGCAATTAAGAAGTAAGGCAAAGAAGGTTAAAACTGAAGAATTAAAATTATCAGAAGGGCAAAAAGCAACTGACAAAGCTTTTGCAGAAGAATATGTAGAATTTAAGGCAAAAGGAGGGTATGCAGATAGTCAAAAACAAATATCACAATTAAAAGGAGTAAGAGACGAACTCTTAAAGATTGCATCTGGAGAAAGTAAGAAAAATTTATCAGGTCCTGGGTTCGGTTTTGTACCAGATAAAATAATAGCATTTACAAACCCAGAAGCATTATCTACAAAACAAAGGGTTGAGGAGGTTGTCCAAAGAAATTTAAGGTTAATTCTTGGTGCTCAATTCACAGAAAAAGAGGGTGAAAGATTGATAGCTAGAGCTTATGATGAAAGATTAAGCGAAGCAGAGAATGCTAAAAGACTAAACGCTTTAATTGACCAAATGGAAAAGGCAGCAAAATCAAAAGAAAGTGCCGCAAAATACTTTGAAAAAGAAGGAACTTTAAGAGGTTGGAAAGGTAAAGAATATACTTTATCTGATATAGAACAGAGCTTCAATAAAAAATTCGGTATAAAAGAAGAAAAGAAAGTTAGTGATACATTAAAAAGTAACGAACCACCAACAACAGGAGGTAGTAATATAATTGATTTTAATGATTTGTAATGCCTGATATAAGATTACCAGATGGGAGAATAATTAAAAATGTGCCAGAAGGTACTACCAAAGAGCAGTTGACACAAAAATTAATCAACAAAGGGTTGTTAAGTGGTCAGGAAGATTTTATTCAACAAGACAAGTCTTTACTTTCAAAAATAGGAACTGCAACAGTAGAGGGTTTGGCAGGATTTACAGAAGGATTAGGTCGTGCGGCAGTAGGTGCAACTCAATTAGGAGCTGAACTATTGGGACAAGAAGAATTTGCAGGAAAGATAGGGCAACAAATAGCAAAAGAAAAAGAGTTAGAAAAAGATGATTCAACAGCAAGAAAGGTAGGTCGCTTTATTGGTGGCATTGCTCCAGCTTTGCCAGTAGGTGCAGGAATGGGATTAATAAAAGGCGGTATTGCAGGAGGTGCGGCAGCAGAACTTATACAACCAACAGAAGAGGGAACAGCAAAAGAAAGAGTGGGGCAAGTAGCATTAGGTGCAGGGTTAGGTGGTCTAACTGGTGGAGCTTTACTTGGTGCAGGCAAAACAATAAAAGGCACAGCAGGATTAGTAAAAAGACAATTTGTAGCAACCAAGCCAGAAGATATAATTGCAAAAGGTATAAGACCAGAAGATGCACAACCAATTTTAGATAAATTACAAGAAGGTAAAATTTCAGTTATTCCAGATGTAGCAGGAGATGAAGTAAAAGGATTAACAAGAAGCATCGCAAAATTACCACAAGCAAAAGATGTAGTTACCGATGCATTAGATCAAAGAAGTTTTGGAGCAGTAAAAAGGGTTAGCGAGCAATTGTCAAAAGATATATCCCCAGTAGGTGCTTATTTTGGCAATATAGACGATTTGGCAAAAGCAAGAAGCGAAATTGCAGCACCTTTATATGAAAAGGCTTTTAAACAAAATACAACTTTAGATATAAATAAAAATAGGGAACTATTTAATAAAATTGCACCAGATATTGCTGATGCTAAGAATAAATTTAGATTATCAAGTGACATAAGTGATAATTCAATAGTAATGCTTGATGCCGCCAAAAAGTCTTTAGATGACAAGATAGGAAAAGCAATCAAACAAGGAGAAAGGCAAGAAGCAAGTATATTACAAGGAATTAAAAAAGAGTTAGTAAGCAAACTTGACCAACTCAATCCAGATTATAAAAAAGCTAGACAAGTATTTAGTGATTTTGCTTCAATCCAAAATGCACAAGAGCAAGGGTTAGAAATAGTAAAAAAAGGAATAACCGCCGAACAAGTCAAAAAGATGATAAAAGAAATGAGTGTTGCAGAAAAAGATGCTTTTAGAATAGGTCTTAGAGAGGGGTTAGATAGAATAGTTAGAAATACCTCAATAGGTAATGATCCTGCTAAAAAGATATTTAATGATTTAAGTATTGTAGATAAAATAAAAGCAGCTTTAGGAGATGGAAAGAAATTTACAGATTTTAAAAAGAGAATGCAAGAAGAGATAGCGGCGGCTGATACTAGATTTAAAGTATTAGGAGGTAGTAGATCAGATTTTAATCTATCTCAAGATGATGTATTAGATAAAATAGTAAGTGGTGCGGAGGTTGCAAGAGGAGGTAAAACTGAATTATTAAGGGTAACAGTAAATGCTTTAAAAAACAGAGCCGCAGGACTTAATAAAAAAAATGCAAAACAAGTCGCAGAAATATTAGTAAATAGAGAAAAAGGAATTGAAGCATTACAGAATATAATAAATAAAGAACAAAGTAAAACACAACAAAGAATATTAAAAGATTTTGTAAGGTCTTTAAGACCAGAGTTATTAGGTTCTCAAGCTTTGCAAAATGATTAACAATAAATTATAAAAT